CTTCTTCTCTTTGAGCATCTAAAGTTTGTTGTTGTGCATCTGCTTCATAAATATATTCGTCATCTAAATTTAAAGCATACGGGTCCTTAGTTACACTTCCAGACATTAATTGATTATCAGAAATGGTTTCAATAGTACCAGTATCATCAGGAACAATTGAACCTAAAACATTACCACCGGTAATATCGCCACCAATAATTTCATCGCCACCTTGTGAAGAAAGTAGTTCCATAAGTGAGCGTCGTTGTTCAGCTTCAGCACGTCTTTGTGCTAACAAATCACCAGGTTGACCTAAGGTGTCGATCATGTCAGCATAGCCAGTGCGATCTTCACCGCCTTGCATCATTTTTAGTGCGTCTGAATAACTAACCATTTAACTGCTCTGTTTAATTGTTGCTTGCATATTCTTTATACCATCTTTTGCTAGTGATACACTAGCTCTAAGTTTTTGGTGTTCGTCATTTTGTTCCATTTTGTCTTCTGCTAGTTCTTTCGACTGCATCATTTTAGCTCGTTCTAGATTAATCTTTTCTTCAGCCTCTTCTTGTCGAGCCTGTTCTTCACGTGCTTTTAAGTCTAGTTCACGGTCTTTTAGCTTTAATAATGGATCATTTTCAACTTGATTCAAGACTTCTTTTTCTGCTTCTGCAAAGTCATCGCTAAATTCTGCAATTAATTGTGATTTTCTAGCTTCCATTTGCATTTGTAAGTTAGTTTCTTGCTGTTGTATCTGTTGCATCTTTGGATCTTGCTGTAATTGTTGTTGCATTTGTGGATTTTGCTGTGCTTGTTGAATTAACGGCTGCACTTGTTGCATAATTTGTTCCATTTGTTGTTTTTGCTGTGCAAATTCCATTTCTACTTGCTCAGTTGCCATTAAAAGTATGTGTTCCATACAATTTTGTTGCAACATGCCCATGGCTGCCGGATTATTTCTAATAACGGTAGTGCCCATAAACCTTAAATGCGTTTTCATGTGCGATTGGTGGTCTTGTTTTGGAAAAGCTTGAAACTTTTTACCATTTAAGGCCAGTATATTCTCACTTGCTGGGTCTAACGCCGAAGGTTGTGGCGGTGGTGGCAATAATTGATCAATATCTTTAACACCAAGTGCCTCATACATGTGTCGATACGCATGATAAATATTATGCATCTGTGGATTAGTCATAGCAATCTGCATTTCTGATTGCGCAATGCTAATACGTTGTGTTTGTGAAAAGATGTTTGGATCTGCAACCGGAATAATATCTATCTTCGGACTAAAGTCTTCTTTAAATATTTGATTCTGGCCACCAACAACATCATACGGATACATTGCTGGTAAGTAAGTTACAAAGTTTTCTGACAATAACATAAACTCACATTTCATTGCCGCATATAAACGTTTATGGATTGCTGACATAACCCGCGATCCGCGTTCCAAGAGCGCGACGGTCGTACCGACTGCTGCACCTTGGTTACCATCACCCACTTGCATATCTGCTATGCTCGCGAAGCGTTGACCGGCCTGAACCACTGTACCCATTAATTGTAATAGGGTTGCATCTGGTCCTTTGAACGGTAATGGCATGAACGCGTCTCTAAGGTTTCCACCAGGGGCATCTACATCACGAAACTCGCCCGGCTGCAACGGTTGCGCTTCGTCGCGGACTCTGATGCCACGCATCTTGAATCCGGCTGGTAAATTAGACAAGGTGCCGGCATCTAAGAGTTGTCTTAGAGCGGCTGTGGCGGTTCTAGAAAGTCCGCCGATCATATGAATTAACCCAAATCCATAGAAGCCTAGTCCTGGTAAAAATTTAAAGTGTACAAAATAATCTTGTCGTTTTTTTAATTGGTCGTTAACTTTCCAATTTCGTTTAATAGCTAAAACTTCTCCGGTGTCCTCTTCAAGAGTAACAATGTATGGAAACTTCATACCAGTAGATTCTTGAGTTTCAGGATTAATATCCTCAAAGCCTTCTATTTCTAAATTAACGTGACATTCTAAAATAGAATGCACATCATGTTTATTAGTTTCAGTACCATCTAATTTATTTTTTTGTTCTTGTACGTCATTGTTTTGATACGTGCCACTGTCACCAATTTCTGCATCCATGCTATAAATACCAGCTAGTTGATGTTGCACTAAATCATTGTGAGTCATCTTAACACGATGAATAATTGTTTCGGTGTCGTCTAATGAGGTAGCTGTGTATGGCACATATAAATCTTCTGCCGGTACAAACTTAGATACACTTCTTTGTAAGAGTGCATCGTAATAAACTTTTTTAAAAGTAGAACCTGACAGTGGTAAGTTAAATAACATTTGATCAAACTCTGGTTCGTACTCTTTCATGTTAACCATCAATTGATAGTTCATAAAATCTTTAACTCTAGCTGCTTGCGCTACTTTTTCTGAAGACTCAAGACCCATAACTTGCGTTCTAACTGGTCCGCCTGCAGGCAATAATTCTTTGTAAGCTAGTGCTTGGAACTGTGTTACCGCTTCGGCTAATACGGGGTGAGTTGCACCAGATGCACCTTGAAACGGCTCTGCTCTATTTTCATATTTAAAACCTAATAGCTCTAAACCTTCTTTATAAGTTTGTTCCCATTCTGAGCGTGAAGAATCACATTCGTCAAACTCTGCTAAAATGTCACTAGATATTTCACCAATTACAGCATCTTCTAAAAAGTCTACTAAATTAGCGTCATGCTGTTCTGCGCCTTGCATCGCTTCTGCTTGTGGATCAAAATCTATTTCTGCACCACCGTCTTCCATCATCTCAATATTCATATCGTTAGATGGGTTTAAATCTTGTGCCTCTAGTTCTACGTCTTCCGGTAGAATATCTGTAGGCATTTTGCCTGGTATCATTTCTTTATCTATAGCCATTATTTTCTCCTAAATAAACTTCCCATGCCATCGGACACCGGGCCTTTTTCCGGTGGCACTAAACCACCTTGGTTAAATGTTTTTTGTACTTCAACACCAAAAAATGGATCTTGATCTTTAATTTTACGAGCGCTAGCATTTAAAAACAAATCATCGTCTAATCTTTTGTTTAATATAAGCTCTAATAACGGATCTGCGTCATAAGGATATTGTACACCACCTTGTATAAACATATCTTCTCCAACTGGTTTACCATAGTTAATTCTTGCAAAATCTTCTTTTATTTCACCCTCTACACCAACACGTTTTTTCTTTTTTGGTGGAAATATTTTTGAAACAAAACCAGGAGGCTTTGGTTGCATATCTCGTTCTGCTAATAGCATTGCTAATTTATCTGCGTCTGAAGGCTCTTGGTTTAGGTCCCTCTCTTTTTGTAGTCTTACAAGTGATTCTTCTCTTTCACGTTGCCCTAGTTCTTGTAAAAATTTTTCATAACCCTCTTCGCTAGAAACGTTTGAACGAAGAATATCATTAAGAACCATACCACCGTCTGCTTTTTTTGTCTTTGGTTTAAACGGTACAATTTTGCTGCTAGGTTTACCTCTTAACTGTTCCATAAAAGCATCGCTCTCATCTATCTGTTTCAATAAACTTTGTACATCGTTAGGTAAAATATCTCGCTTAGTTTTAGGTGCTATGTCAGCTATAAAGTTTTGAAAGTCACTACCATCAACATTACGTTTTCGCATAGCTTGCATTACTGCTGCAAGCATATCTTTTTTTATAGGGGTTGAAACCATATCGTATTGTTTACCGGTTGCAATGTTTTCAAACAAATCATAAAGATCATCTTCTGGTATTTGACTTTGTCTAGTTTTCATAATTTTGTCTAATCTATTAGTAAAATTATTTACCAAAGCATTTTCATTAGCTAAACCTAAATTTTGTAAATTTTGTTTGTAAGTTTGTTTTTCACCAAAAGGTTTAACACCTCTTTTGGCAAGTTGCACTGCTTGCATAATACCTTTGGCTAAGCCACCGGATAACATGCCAACTCTACCGCCTTTATTTCTATTTAAAAATTCTTTTTTAAAATTTTCTGTAGGCTCAAGACCCGCATCTAACATGTCTTGTAAACCCTGTTCAAAATCAGCTTTACCATAACCATAAATGTGATCACTATAACTACTATTACCTTGCTCTAACATACGGTCTAATGCTTCTTCGTCTTCGCCTTTTCTGTTACCTATCATATCTGTTAATATATCAGTAAATCTTCTAGCTATTCTTTCTTCACCAGGAGTATCATATCCACCTTTGTCAGATATTTCTTCTTGTACATTAGAAATATTTCTACGTAATTCTGGTGCGCTAGCTAATTTATCTGCAACATATTCACGCCCAACTGGTAGAGGTGCAATTTTATAACCAAGACTGTCTTTTTCTTCACCAAAAAGATTATGCCCAAACTCATGCATAATAAGCTCACCCATACTTACATCACCATCTTTGTACAAATCTTCGTAATCCCCATAATTTATTCCTATTCGATTACCAAGATTTAATCCATCGTCAGTATAAAAATCATCCATATAACTACCTAGTGTGGTGGGATTAGTATAAGGTGTTTTAACAGCTCTTTTATAAATATCAGGAAATTCTTTACTGGTAGCTTGTTTATAAGCTTTTTCATAATCCAACATGTCTTTTTTAATTACTTTATCTACATCTTTAGTTAATGCTAAACCAGGCACTGGTGGCATTTTTTTTTGCATTATGTCCGCCATTTCTAAGCCGTAAGGATGCACTCTATTATTATCTTTGTCAAATTCATAGTAGGGTTCAGCATAGGTAGGTTTTTGAAATCTATGTTGAAGCTGTAAATTTTCTTTGTAGCCTTCTGAGCCCATTGGATCAAGCCTTAAATAATCTT